GCCATTTCAAATGTTTTGTTACCACCTTCATAGATACAAACTTCTTCACCACTTTTAGTCTTAACTCGTTTCTTGAGTCTACAAAGAGTCATTTTAGGTTTTATATCTATACCTTGATTTATTTTTTGTTGTTTTGTTAGGTTCTTTTTTTGACCATAGATTTTTTTAGAGTCATTGGGTGGAGAATATATCTTACCAGCTGCATTAACAACAGTTGATGAAACTATTACTACTGCCCAGATAGTTAATAATAATATAAAACCTAACTTAGCGTCTTTTGCCATTACACTGGCAATCTAGAATACCAAACAGTACCAATCAAAATTGCAAAAATTACAACTAGGGAAAGTGTCACTAAACCAATCATTTTTAGAGCATCCATAAGTTCTTTAGATTCTTTTGCTTTTTGTATTCTTAGTTGTCTTTCGTATTCTTTTTGTTCTTGGATTCGTCTTGCTCGTTCTTCAAGAATCTCTTTCCAAGTGTTAGGCCCAAAACGTAAGTTGATCATGTTTGCAACTTCTTGTAACTTCTCGGCAGCCAACTTTGCATCAATAGTTTCGCTTGCAATATGTGTTGTGTCAAATTGTTCACGAACACCAAGTCCTCTACTACCACTTTTCTTATTGACCTCTTGTTGACCTCGTAGTAAACCATCAATTGCACCACCAATTTCACCAATGTCTTTACAAGTATCTATGTTTGATTTTATGAAATCCACACTTGATTTAACTAGTGCAATTCCGGCTAGTATTTCTGCTATGGGCATAATCTCTCCTCTATCCCCTCTCCAAAGGTCTAAGTTAGTTTACTTCTTCTTACTCACTATTGCTTGTGCACCAAAAAATGCAGCCACAATAGCCGCAACTGATACAAAGTATACACTTGCCATGCTACCTAATATTTTACTTGCTTCTGTTAATCCAACGCCTACTGCAAGTACCACTGCGAAAGGATACAATAACATACCAAAGAGTGCGAACCACGCCATCTTACGTTGTGCATCTCTCATTGCATCTGCATCTTCAAGTTCTCTACGTTTGAACTCTAAATACATTGCTTCTTCTTTTGGACTTACCTTGCCATCTCCATTTGTGTCAGCCGGATGATGACTAGATGCCTTAATATCTTCTGTCATAATAGTTCCTATTCGATCTCTACTTATAGGTATTTATCGAGAATACGGAAATATGCTTAGTTTTTATTTTTGAGGTTTTCGATTTCAGACTTGTTTTTTTCAATAATACTTTTGTTTGCTTCAATAGCATTGTTCTGTGCTTTATCGATCATTTCTTGAATACGTCTACCTTTTTCAGCATCTGTATCTAAGTGTAAGTTTTTATTGATTATTTTTTCAAGTTTTAGGGTATGTATTTTATCATTTTGTATAAAACGCCAAGTGTATCCTTTTTTACTGTATACACCGAATACTGTTTCACGAAGACCTATCTTAACAATAATAGCATCTTCATCGTTTAGTATTATAGAGTCGCCTTCGTTAAATGCAGGATTCATCTTAAACTTTATACCTTGCATCATGTTAGTAGCAAAGTCCTTAAACCAAAATGCTACACTAATGGATATTAGTATTGCTATCCATGGCAATAAAAATGTAGTAACATCTAGTCCTAGTTTATCAAATACGTCCATGCATATATTTATTCATTTAAAATTTCTATAACTTAGGTTCTAGTTGTTTGATTCGCTCATCTAAGTTATTAATTTTTTCTTCTATAACTGTATCGTCTATTTCTAACTCTTGATTGTTCCATTTATTGTTTACACTTACAAGTAGTTTTTGGACTGTAACTAACTCTTTTTGTAACTTTACTATTTTTTTGTATTGGTCAGAGTTTTGTAATTCTAACATTTCTATCATTATTGCAATTCTAGGATGAACTTTTTTCCATGCATCCTTATCTTGATTAAGCCAAGTCCATCCGTATCTATCTCTAAAAAAATCTATACTTTTATCAAATTTTGAGTAGCACCATAAGCCAGCCCTGGTATCTTTAATGTAAAATAAAAAAGCAGCACCAAATAATGATCCTGCTATTCCAGTATAAATCCACAACCTATCTGTTGCCATACTTGTTATCATTTCCCACATTGTCTATTCCTTTTCTTCTTCAGTTTTATAAGCCCATTCATCTGTGTGTCCTACACTCCACCATTTGGGTAATGTTTCAACTGCGTAATTCTGTGTGCCGCCGTTAAATACCAGCATTAACAAACTCGCTTATAAAAGAGTTGTAATAATCTAAGTTCCCTTGATGACTAAGATGAAATTTATCATCGTCTAACATTCCGTTATCATGTGCCCACTTATTCATAGGCGGGCTTTGAAATAAGGAATTATCTAAATCTTGTAATGTTAAGTACAAAGACCGTGCGCCACTGTCTTGTACTATTTTTTTAACCTGGTTAATCCATGCCAGGGTTTCCATCCTTTGGCCGTGCTCGCTGTAATACTCACGCATTAGTGGAGCCAAATATCTTTTACCTACCGGATTATTATTCCACGCACCACGTGGTCCTGCTGTACACCATGCTATACAATTTTTAAGTTCCCGTTGTCTAATACTGGGAACGTCTTGTAGTGTTTGGTTGAACGCACTATTCTTGTCTAATACGAGATCAATGCGTTCAACCTCACTAAATTGAACTATAATACTATCTTTACTACTTAATGGTATCTGGTCTACACAAGCATATATGTATTTGTTACCAGCACCTGGCTCGCTGTAATTTATATGATCGTACTTTACAAACTTAGGCCAGTAGTAATCGGCACTATAACTACATCCAACTATGTATAGCATATCTTACTCCTTGTATATCTTGTCTAATATATCTATTTCTATTATTTCAAATTCCATTGGGGTTTCGCTAACTAGTAAAAACTCTCGTCCGTCTACTGTTGTGCCTGATAACCTAGTAGGTTTCTTACTACTAAATTCGTCAACATTGTATGTTTTTTCTTTTCCCATATGGTTTACTGTTAGTCTCTGATCCGGATCGAACCAAAGTTTAATTCTTTTCCACTTGTCCATAGGCTTCTCTTATCTCTTTAATAGTTCTAAAACATCCTACACATATACCTTTATCATTAAGGCGGCATACACCTATACATGGAGTATTCATTCTTCTGGTACTGTGTTATCAGTACACCTATCACATCTACAACTTGGACATACGATTATCATTGCTTCGCCTTCGCAAAACTCTTTCTTTAGTGGAGTGCCGCAATGACTGTAATGGCCACAGTTTTGACAACTTTGTGATTGATAATCTAATATACTCATTAGAATATATCCCATCTTTTCTTAACTTTACCTTGTTTTGCTTTTGCTCTTTGATTAGATTCTCGAATTTCTTTATTTGCTTTAGAAATAGCCTCATCAGCACCTTTGTAATATGCTTCGTATGCCGCAATTATGGACTTTTGTTGTTGTACATAAGCACGAATATCACTAAAGTTTAATCCAAGATTAGCATAACCTTTATCTGTTAATCCAAATATTGCAACAGGTCTACCACTTTTCTCTATATCTGCGAATACTTGTTTATAGTTCTCTTCAGTAACTATAACCCATTTAACTTCTCTCATCTTAAGAAGGTCTGCATTTGGTAACGTTAGTTTTGGTTTTTCTACTGGCTTTGCTGAGACTTCTAGTTTCTCAGGCATTGAACCACAACTACTGAGTAGCAGTATTGCCAGACCACAACCAAGGACACTCTTTATTAAATGTCGTTGCATCTTTTGCTTCCTTCTCTTTATCATTTAGAGGTGCACCACTTAATAATTCAAAACACCTTCCAGCATTATTTGTGCCTCTATTAACTGCATTTTTTATCTTTTCTGTTTTTTCAACTGCTAGTAAACCTAAATCGTCCATCTTAGCCAGTTTACTTGCTAGGACACTGTTTTGTACTCTTATTAATGCAAATTTGTTATTCACTATATTAAGTTGTTCACTTGCTTTTTTATAATTCTCTTTCATAGAAGTTAGTGCTTGTTCACTTAAATTTACTGCTGTTTCTGCTTTTGCAACATTCTCAATAAGAATTTTTATTCTTTGTTGTGTGTCATTGTAATACCAACTAAATGCAAGGCCCATTGCTACTAACAAAGCCATCATTATCATTGTTAATTTCATTCCCATAGTATTATCCTTTATGAATGAATTATGCTATTGCTCGCATCCGTTGTACTAACCTATCTGCTCTATTAGTAACTTGTTTATACCAACCTGAATCTACCATTTCATCAGCAGCAACATTCCAATCTCTAGCATCAACTCCACGTTTCATGCCTTTAAACTTAGATAATCTTGGTCTGCCCATATTAAACATCATGTTAGCAATTATAAGTTGTGCTTCTTCTGGTAAGTCATCAAAATCATCATAAAGTATTTGACAATCGCCTAACACTACTTCACAGTCAGATTGAAATGCTTCAGTAACTCTTTCTTCAGTTACAGGTGTATCTACTTCTTGTCCATATTCTGGATCTGATTCTAAAATTAAATGACCAATACCAAATGTAGGGTATCCTAAGTGGTCTTTATAAACTGCGTAAACTACGCCTTCATCAACTGCGAGGTCTTCTTGTAACTGTTGTAAATTCATTGATATCTCCTTTTTTGCGAGGAACTCTCGCAACATTTAACATACCTTCAAGCATGTCTTTACTTTGCTTAATTGCTCTATATTTACGAGGACTAAGTGGTATCTGTTGTTCTATATTATTAGCACTTAGAATATATTTTGGATCTCTTTTAGATCCTTGGTAGTATTTCATTGTCCAGTCAGTTGGATCAATTGATGTTAAGTTTTCTAAATCGCCTATCATACTCATAAAATTATTTGGATAACTTGTTCTACGTTCTGCTTCTATAAAAACTAAGTAATACCCATCTTCGATTTCACCTGGACTTGTTTCAGCATCTATTATCCATTCGTATCCTTTTTCTAAGAAATTCTCTAAATCAACTGCCGCATCTTGTCCTAGTACTTTAAAACTAGCAACAACAATATCATCATCAGTGCCAACCTTTGCACTAAATTCATCAAAGTCTACGTTAGGTGTAATTCTATCTTTTAAGTCGTTTGCTACTAATCCCATTATATAACTCCAGGCTCAACAGGTTGGGCAGTCGTATTATCTAATCCGCTTTCATACGAAGTATCTAATTCACTTAAATCAACATCACGTCCTTCTAGTTCAATAAAGCCTTCAACTGCATCACTAACTATTTCACTTGGCATCCTAATATTAACTAACCAAATAGGATTTTCTTCATTCTTTGGAACTTTTGTGCCAGGCACAAAGTCACTGTAGTTTTCAACCTTAGTTGGAGTTTTTAATTTATCTTTACTATACTCAACGACAACATTGTATTGTAATAGTCTCTTAGCCGCATCTGGGTCTGGCATTGCTTTATTAGGCCACATAAATGTACACTCAACCCAATGTTTAGACTTGACTGGACCTTCTACAAGTTCACCTTTGCTCCAGTTTTTAAAAGCATACATGTCTAATTCGTCTAATACTCTTTCAAAGTCCATAAGAGTCTTTAAACTACTTTCACTCATATAAATGTTTTTAGTATTTTCGACTATATCTTTGATATCCATGATTACGGGCCCTTTTGTATATATAATGTATTTATCCATTCAGCATGTGCAATCTCTTTAGGATGAGTTGTGTAAAAGGGCTGATTAGTCTGGTTTGCCCAATTATACATGCCTATATCAGCACCCCATTTAGTCATATCAATATCTGCTCTAAGAGTTTTTAAAGTTACATCCATGTCAGAATTATACTCGAACAAACTATCGTCTACATGCATAAACACATATCTAATATCGTGCTTTACTAGATAGTTTTGTAACATAACTATTTCACACCAACTTGTGTATATTTCCCAATATTCTGTTTCAGCAACATTGTTTATATAATTTTTGGCAAAGTCTGTTATTCCTTTTTTTTCTGCATTGTCTCTGTTCCATTTAATGCTTCCTAACATACGTTTATCTGGGTTAACGAAATGTTCCTCAAAGTTTTGATCATTGTAAGTCCAGGGATTAATACTGTACCAAGGACTATCTTGATGACCAGTATCATATGTAAAACGGAATTCATATCTATTAGGAAAACTCCACATTACTGCTACGAATAAATCTAAGTCTTTGTATTTGTTTATAGCATTCATAACATTACGTCTAATACTACTATTACTTGCGGCAGGTTTTGCAGTATTACATATATTCATACCTAGTTTCTTTGCAAGTAAATTACTCCATGCATGTTCTTGGCTAGACAACTCGCTACCATAAGTAAAACTATCGCCACCTGAGATTAATACTGTCATATTGTAAAAATGTTATCTTTGTTTGACTTTGCTAGTATTTCTCTAGTGCGTTCTGTTTTAAGTCCAGTCATTTGTAATACTGCTCGTGGATGACTACTTGCATTAGCAGTACAATGTGGAACATTCTTCCAATCAAATATATGTACATCTCCGGCCCGCCATTTATCATACATGCAGTTTCCATACATATAAAAATGTCCTGGTTGCCAATCGTCTAACATGATAGTAATACGCACAACACGTTCAGGATCTTCTGGACAACGATCCCATAGTTTATCAATGTGCATGTTAAACATCTGTCCAGTCATCTGTACGTGTGCTTGTTGCTTCACTAGACTAACTCCGTCTGTGGTTAATGCAAAGTAATCCATCATTGCCTGTAGTTTTGGATATTCATCCCATTGGGAAAAACTGTTCTTGTTGGTAAGGATTAGACCTTTTGGATCTCCTCCTGATTGCTGAATATCGTATTCTTCCTGAGTAAGCATTTCAGGATCTTTTTTCTTTTGTGCAAAATGTTTACGTGTTGCCCAATTCACAGGATGGCATGCTTGTACAAGCCTATCACGTTCCTCTTGCCAGTCACCTTCAAATCTACCAATTACCTCAAACCAATCACCTGGCTTGTCTTGTATAGTGTCATCAAAGTGATAATCACTGTGAGCAACAGTCCACTCCCAACTACTAGCATAGGCATCTGGGTCTTCTAATGTTTTGTTCCAATTTACGTTTGCAAATTTCATAATAGGTACATCCATATTAACATAGGAATAATAATAGCAAATTGTGGTAAGAAGTTTAGTATAATTGCTTTCTCATTCCATTTATATCCTACATAAATCCAACCAATAGCACCTACCATTTGCAGTATGCTATTCCAAGGAGTTATGCCTGCGACGTGCAGAACCATAGCAAATAGTATGGTTACTGCACTCGCATATTTAACATAAGTTACTAAGTTACTTTTGGGCAATTAGTATATCTTTATAAACAGCCTTAATCCCAAATGCTTCGTTATTAAACTTAACAAGTGTTTTTAATGCTTTTGGTGTAATTAGTTTCATAAGTGTATCTCTATGAGCATCACCTGCTTTGCCAATTAACCAATCGTATTGTCCAACTTTCTTCTGAACTGCTTTAATTGATTCAGGAGTAGTTGCAACTTTCTCTAAGGCTGCAATTAATTTTGCCTTGTTTGGATTTCCTTTAGCAACCCAAAGTGCTTTCTGCATGCCATCACGGAAACTTTTTACAAGTTTGTAGGCTGCATATAAATCACTTTTAGGCTTTGTTCTATTTGCGGCATAGAATAAATCTTCCATCTGTATACCTGGATAGTTTGGATCATCTGCATGTGAACCATCTGGTTGGAGTATACCATGATGAAACCATAATCCTGCTAGTCCTTTATCAATAGTAGGTTGTACATGCTTTTTAAATGCAGCCGGATTTTCTCTTGTGCCATCTAGTTCGCCACGTTTGAATGCTAGACGTCTTTGTCCGCCTTTCATGCCTTTAATCCAGTTTACTTCACGTTTGAAACAATCAATGTATTGTTGTGTTGAAAGTCCATCGCCACATTTCAATAGTGTAATAGCAATACCTTCTGGTATCTGTCCACTGCCTGCGGCAAATGACGTTGCCTTTCCGCCATATGGATTATGGTCTTTACGAGCTGCTACAATAATGTTTAAGTTCATAAGTCCAACACTGTCGTATTCGTTGTAGTCATAGTCTACTTTTTCATTTAAAAAACTAACACCATTGCCGCCATGTGATACCATAACAACTTTGTCGTCATCTCTCATGTCGTTGTGCCATTTGTTAAAACCTGGAATGTCTCTAGCACCTTGAATGTGTTTAATAACAATTTTTTCATCCAAGTATTTTTCCATTTCTGTGGCAACAATCTGTGCCCACACACTTGTTCCACCACCTGGCTTTTGTGGAACAACAAAGGTGTAATCAGCAACTGCTGATGTAGTAAATCCTAGCAGTACTGCTAGTGTAGCAAGTATTTTAAGCATAATCTATTTTTCCTTTTCTTGTTATACTGAATATTAAGATACCAATGATACAAACAATTAGTACCATGAATATCGGTCTTGTAGTTA